TTCTAGAAGTGTAGATTTGCTAGTAGTTACATCTGCAACAGGTGCAGCTACAGTTACTACTACTAATGGTACATAATAACTAAACATGGTATGGGGGGATTTACTTCTCCCCATATCTAGTGTACATATAAACTATGGCTAATTCTAAATTTGATATCTGCAATAAAGCACTCGTACTTGTAGGTGCTAATACAATCACAAGTTTTAATCAAGCAACAACAGAATCCAAAGTAGCAAACAATCTTTATGAATCTACTTTAGAAAATTTATTAACTAGATGTAGATGGAGATTTGCATCTAAACAAAAACAATTAAGTAAAAATACTACTAATCCTGATGCTAGATATGAATCTTCATATGCTATGCCAAATGATGCATTAGTTATACACACAATAACAGTTTCTGATGATGTGATTAAATACGATATATATGGTGGAAATATATTTACAAACACAACATCTAGTGATACCTTGATATCGGATTATACTTTCCAACCCAGTGAAAGCGATTTTCCTCCCTTTTTTACACAGACGCTAGTCTTTGAACTAGCGTCTTTGTTTGCTGGTGCAATTGCTCGTAATGATCAGTTATCAGAGTTATATCACAAAAGAGCAGTAGCCCAGTTAGCAGTATCAAGAGCATTAGATTCACAACAACAAACTACTAGAAATCTTGATCTTGATAGATTTAGAAATGTTAGAAACAGAACTGCGCTAAATAATATAACTGCAAAATCTCCATAGGAAAATGATATGGCTAGACAAAGGGTTCATCAATCAAGTTTCTTACGAGGGGAATTAAATCCAACAATAGTATCAAGAGTTGATCTTGCAGCATATGGTCAAGGATTAAAAAAAGCTAGAAATGTTATTCCAATAAACCAAGGTGGTATTGAAAGACGAGGTGGTTCTGTATTTCGTGCTGATCTTGGTGCAGAAACTAGATTAGAAACATTTATATTTAATCAAAATCAAGAATATATATTTGCATTCCAAAACCAAACATTAAAAGTTTATTCTACTAATGGTACTTTAGTAGCTACATTATCAAGCTGTCCTTGGGTTACTGCAGAGTTATTTGAAATGGATATGACTCAATCAGGAGATACCATGATAATAACACACCAAGATTTTGTACCACAAGTTATACAAAGAACTGGATCAACATCTTTTACAAGAGTAGCATTTGGTTTTGAAACATCAGTAAATGATAAACAAATATTTCAACCATATTTTAAGTTTGCAGATGATGATATAACTTTAGATATAGATACAGCTACTGCAGGTACAGGAGTTACTGCAACAACATCAGCATCTTATTTTACTTCAGGTTATGTAGGCATGGTTATTAGATATCATGGAACTGAATTAACAATTACTGGATATACATCTCCTACACAAGTAACAGCAACACTTAAAGATGATGTATCAATAGAATTAGATGATGATCCTTTTGCAACACAACAAGGTTCAAGTGTAGTAAAAGTTACTCATGTAGAACATGGATTTAGTAATGGTGCATCTATTACAATATCAGGATCAGAAGATATATTTGATACAGATGGTAATGGATTAGCTGCTAGTAATATAAATGGTACAAGAACAATAACAGTTTTAGATAATAACCATTATGAATTTACAGCAGGTGGAAGTGATACTGCAACTGAATCTGTAGATGGTGGTGGAGTAAGAGTTACTATATCAGGCCATCCTCCTACAAGACAATGGGATGAACAAGTATTTTCACAAGTAAATGGTTTTCCACAAACTGTAACTTTTCATGAACAAAGATTATTCTTTGGTGGTGTTCTTGCATTACCTGATGGAGTACAAGCTAGTAAGGTAGCAGACTTTTTTAACTTTGATGTAGGAGATGCAGAAGATGCAGATTCTGTACAAATACAAATTGGATCAGATCAAGTAAATGAAATAAGACATTTAGTTTCAGGAAGAAGATTACAAATACTTACAAGTACATCAGAGTTTTTTATGAAACCTGAAGTATCTAAACCTATTACTCCTACTAATATACAAATCATTAGACAATCTACATTAGGTTCACAACTAAAAGCTAAACCAAGAATATTTGATGGTGCTACTATCTTTATGCAAAACAATGGCAAAACAGTTAGAGAATATTTATACAGCACAGGTAATGATGAATTTACTTCTAATAGTATTTCATTGTTATCAAGTCATCTAATTACAAATCCAATAGATTCTGCACAAATAACTGCTATTGAAAACAGAACTGAACAATTATATTTTTTAGTTAATACAGATGGATCACTTGCAGTATTTACTTCTCAAAGAGCAGAGAAGATAGCAGGATGGGTATTGTTTGAAACAGATGGTAGTTATACTTCTGTAGCATGTACAACTGCTGGTATATATGTAGCAACTTCAAGAACTATAAATGGTGTTACTAAATATTCATTAGAACAATTTGCATCACAATCTTTTGATGTACCTACAGATTACACAGTTACTAAAACTATATCAGGAAGTTATCAACCACATGGAACACCATTAACTAAAGGTGCAGTATCTTCTTCTACAACTTTTATAGCAGATGGATTTACTAATAATCCACCAAGTCAATCAGAGCAATTTCAGTTTGGAGGAACTGGTACTACATATGTAATACAAAGTGCAACTTCTACTGGTACTAGTGGAGAGTACACAATTGTTGTAGATGCAGCAGTTACAGAGGCAGATAACACAGCGTTACAATTTGTTACCAGTAAATCTTTTTCAGGATTAACAACACATATAGGCAAAGAAGTATTTGCAACTGCAGGTTCTACAGAGGGAGGTGCTATATATTTCTTTGGTAAAGGAACTGTTAGCAGTAGTGGTAATGTAACATTTACTACGCCAACAAGTGCAGCAGATATAGGAATAGATTATACAACTGATGTTCAAACCCTACCAATTGACTCAACTATACAGAGTGGTCAGCTTACAGGTTTTCCTAGAAAAATAGGTAAAGCAATTGTTGAGTTATCTACAACTTATAATATACAAGTAAATAGTAATGATATATTACTTTTAGATGGTACAAATAATCCGAGTCTTGGACTCCCTAATTTTACAGGAAAGAAAGAGGTATATACATTGGGCTATAGTTTAGAACCAAACTTAACAATTTCACAATCAGCTCCATTACCATTTAGAGTATTGGGCATAACAACAGAGGTATATTACTAATGTGCGCTCCAGTCGTATTTACAGCTATGGGAGCAAGTGCTTCAACAGCAGCAACTTTAGCAGCAGTATCACAGATAGGTTTAATAGCTGGTGGTACTATGATGAGCATAAATGCTCAAAAACAAGCTATGGCTTATCAGCAGCAACAAGCAGCATTACAAAGACGACAATACAAAATGCAGGCAGACGCAGCTACTTTAGAAGCTACTGAAAAAGAATTAGAAAGAAAAAGAAAATACAATTCACAATTATCTACTAATAGAGCATTACTTGCTCAAATGAATATTACTCCTGACTCTGCATCTAGTAGAGCATTCTTTAAAGCAAACAAAGAAACTATGAAACGAGATGTAGAAAGAATTAAGATGGCAGGAGTAGAGAAAAGATTAGCAGCTATGTATGGAGTACAACAAGCTGATGTTATGAGTAGTGCTGCTAAATCTAAATATAAAATGGGTGTTATTTCTACAGTAGGTAGATCATTACTTGCATCTAAACCAATTGCACAAGAAGCAAAATTATTTGGATATACATAAGATGGCATTAAAAAAAGAAGATAGATTATTTGGTTATAGTGAAAAGATTGGAGTCAATCGTGGTGGTGGTTTTCAATTTGCATCACAAGTAGCACAATCACAAGCTAATGATATTGACAATCTTGTAACTAGATTTGCAGATGCAGGTCTAAAAGATTTACAACAATTTGGAGAAGCAGAAGCAAAGAAAGCTGTAGATAATTATGAGTTTGGATCATCTCAACAAACAATATTTAATCCTGTTACAAATCAAAATGAAGTAGTATCAGTACCTACAAAAATAAAATTACCTGATACACTTCCAACTACTAAAACTGCAATAGAATCTTTTGAAAAAGATATTTATGATAAATACAAAGATGAGATTTTTAGATCAATGGAAACAATAGCAATAGATGAAAGAAGTATTGCTGAACAAAATTATTCTACAGCAGGAGATTATGAAAAAGTAGTAGATGCAAAATTTGCTGCTGTATTTGAAAATGTATCTCCTAAATTTAAAGAACTTGCAGAAAGATATGGAACTAAACTTATAAATCAACATGGGTTTATGGTTGGTAAAAATAAATTTCAATTTGATGAAAGAGTTAATAATAGCAGCTTTACTTCAGATAATGTTAATATGAGAGATAGTTTAATGACTGATATGCAGTTACTTGGGCCAAATGATCCATCAGTTAAATTACAAATGAAAGAATATGAAAATATGATAAATAAATATCAAGGCAAAAAAGTAGTAGCTGCTATAGCAAATGGCAAAGAATATATAGCAGACATGAAAGCAGCATCTAAAGTTTATGGTTTATTTGAAAAATTTAATTTAGATAATATTGATGATGCTACTACTATAGAACTAACAGAGGCAGCACAAAACTATAGAGATATAGCATTAGTTGTTTCAGGTATTGTTGATAGTGTTGAACTTACATCTACAAGAATTGATAGTAATGGAAAAGAAGTTAAAGTTACTGAAACATTTGATTCTAAAACTATAGGTAGTTTAATAGGTGGTAAAGGTAAATTAAAATCAGAAATACAACAACAATACGATAAAATAGCAGCTAGATTAGAATCAAGACTTACTGGTAAAACAAAAAGTTTAACTAGTATGAACTCATGGAAAGTAAATTATAATAGAAATAGTAAAGGTATGACTTCAATAGATGGAGAAAGAACATCTAAAGAAAGAAATGAAGAATGGAATAATCCTGAATTAGTAAGAGTTTGGATGGCAGATTATAATAAAGATAGTCCTAATCAACCTATTACAGAAGAAGAAGTTAATTCAGGAACTGGAGAAAATTATTTTAGATTTGTAAAATATGTTGCAGCAGTAGATAATAAATTACCTCCTAAAGTATTTGAATCTATTGAATCAGCTTATGAGGGTAATGCAGTTGCAGAAATAGAAAGTTTTAGAAACTCTAGTCTTATAAGTTTTTTATATAATAAATCATTATACATAGATGATGGTACAGGAACTATGAAAGAAGTACCAGTATCAAGTATGCAAAATTTTGGTTTTTCAAGAATGACTGAAAACAAAATGATTGCAATAGAAAGAGGTTTATTAATTAATCCTAATCTTCAAGAAGTAGTTGATAATGTAAAAGAAAGATTTGATAAATTTAATAAAGAGGGAGGCATGACATTGATAGAAGCATTACAAAATGCCTCAAATAATAAATATAGTAATATAGGAGATATAGATAAACAAATAATGAAATCTATTAATAGTACAATTGAACAAAACTTTTTAGGTATAGGAGATGTTTCTTTTCCAACTATTTTATTTAGTGAAGTAAAAAAAGAAATATATGCAGGTTTATTAGAGGGGGGAATAATATTTAATAATTTATCAGACATAGATAGATATGTAAAATCTGCATTAGCTTATAGTTTATCTGATAGTAGTGCATTTGGTTTTTCTAAAATAGGATATAGTAAATTTACAGGTGTTGGATTAGATGAGGGAGAATTTGAAAAATATGATGCTTATGTTTTAAATCCAGTAGATAAAAGATATACATTACCTAAATTAAATAAAGATAATACATATGAAGCAAGTGTTGAATATCTAAATAAACCTATTATGGATATTGTAAAAAAATCTGCAGACTATCCAAATATAAAAGCATTTAAACCTGAACTTGGAAAAAATATTCGTTTAGAAAGTGTACAAACAGAGGGTAGTCAATTCCCTACTTATTATGTAGTTTTTGTAAATCAAGATGGTCAAGCTGAAAGATTACAAAATGATTTAGGTTTAAATATTATTTATAATCCAAAAGAAGATTATGAAGCAGCAAAAGCAAAACTTCCTTTAGAGTTACAAAATGTAAATAACTTTGAAGAATTTAAAAAGATGAGAGTTTTAGAATTAGAGGGAGCTGTTGCTATACCTAAAGGATTAAATCCTAAATCAACACATTTCTTTGAAGATGGCAGCATATTATACAAAGGTAAATTATATAAAAACTCTGCAGAATTAAAAGCAGCTAATAAGAAAAAATAATGGCAGAAATAATTAAAAAAGAACAACCACCAATTATTGTTCCACAATCAGATGAAAAAGAAAAAAATCTAGCAGTAATAAATACTATAGATCAAGAGCATCAAGTATTACCATCAAACTTACAAAGATCATTTAATTATGATTCAGGTTTTGTATCTGATGTTGTAGATGAATTTAATTTATCTTGGATTGGTCAAGCATTAGAACAGGGTACTTATGATATGAGTTTTATGAACAAACCTGTAGATAGAAGTTATGATCCATATGCTCCTGATAATATAGCAGGATATGAAAACTTTGCAGGTATGTTCACAGAAGTAAGAAACAAAGAACATCATGATTTTTTAAAATTAAAAATACAAACTAATTTAGATAGAAGAACAAGATTAGATAGTAGTGAAAGAGGTATCTTACCAGCTTTAGTTGCAGGTCTTGGCGATCCTATAAATTATATACCTATACCTTTTGTAAAAGGAATTGGTTTTGCACAAAGAGCAGTTAAAGGTGGTGCAGTTGCTACAGGATTAGTTGGAGTTACAGAACCAATAAGAAGAAATCTTGATCCTACTTCTACTAATCAAGAAACTATGATGTATCTTGGTGGATCATTTTTACTTGGTGGATTACTTACTGGTTTTCTTGGAAGATCAGGAGCAAAGATAGCATCAGAAACTGTAGCTAAAAAAGGAGGAGTAAAAGGTATTGGCGAAAAATACATGAAAGCACATGCATCTACAGATGGTAGAAAAGATTTTGAAAGCACAGGATTTAATTACAGAGTAGAAGATGATGTTGCTAATGTAAGTGTAGCATATAATAAAAATAAAAATGGAGAATTAGTTTCATACACAGGAACAAAAACTAATAAGTTAATTGTAGATTATATTAAGATAAGAAATATATTTCAAAATAATAAACACTTATTTCCTAAATTAAAAGGTGTTGCACCATTACCTAAAAAGTTTTTTAAAAATGCAGATGACTATATGCAATTTCTTATGAAGAAAGAAATATTAAAAAAAGTATATGGAGGTAAGAAAGGTTTATATGCAAGAGGAAAAGATGAACCACTAGCAACATATGAAAATAGATTAAACAATGCAGCACTATCAGAATTAAGACAACAAGGAACAGCAGATTTAAAAACACAAGCTAATGGTTTTTTTAGATGGGTAGAGGGATGGACAAACTATGGATCAGTTATTAATAAAAAATTATTAAAAAGTTCTTACTATGCAGAAAACATGATGAGATTATCAGGAGATCATGGTACAAAATCAAGAGCAGCAGCAGAGGGATATGGAGCTGTTTCATCAGCATTATTAGAATCACAAACATATTGGACACCAAAACTTCGTGAAACTTTACAAGGTGTTAATGCAGACTTTGTAGAATTTAGAACAGGTACAGCTAATTCTAAAAAATTATTAGACATGAATTTACAAAAAGGTGGATTAAGATTTGGAGATGCAGTTAGAGATATGAAAGCAAAAGTAACTGGTAGAAACACTAGACAACCTGAAGATTTTACATTTGATGAGTATAAAGTAAAAGTTTTTGAGGGAGTAGTAGATGATAGAGTTTATGATTCATTACATCCTACTATGAAAAAATCAGTAGATAAAGTTAGGAAGTTTTTTGCAGAGTATGAAGTAGAGTTAAGAAAACAAGGAATGTTTGCATCACAAGGATCATATCAAAGAAAGATGAAAATATTAGAGGGGCAAATAGCAAAGTTTAAAGAAGCAAGAGCAACAGCAAAATTAAATAAAGCACAAAGAGATGAATTAGATGAGTTAATAAAATATTCAGAAGCAGAGTTTAGATATATCAAAGATGAATTAATACCTGAATTAAATTTAGAACAACCAATATCTCCTCCATTTGAAATGGGTAGAAATTATGTAATGAGAATGTATAGACAAGATAAGTTGTTAGAAAATAAAGATGCATTTATTAAAATAGTAGCAGATCATTTTTTAGAAAATCCTATAGTCGTAAAAAGAGGTAAAGAATTTATGACTGATATGTCTAAAGAAGCTAGAATGAAAAGAGCAGAAGAAGTTTATAACAAAATTATAGATCAAGATTCAGTTGATCCAGAGGGTATCTTTGGATTTGGCAGACAAAAAGATGGCACAATAAAGGCAGGAGTAAGACCACTTATATCAAGAACATTAAATATACCTACATGGAAAATAAAAGATTTTGTAGAAAATGATATTGAATTTATTATGCGTCAGTATCAAATCAAAACAGCTAATGCCATAGAGATATCTAAAAAGTTTGGCGATCATCATATGTCTGCTGAATTAAAAGAAATGCATTTTAAACTTATCAAAGAAGAAATGAAAACTTCTAAAGATAAAACTAAAATTAATGCAATATTAAATGCATTTGAAGATGAGAAAGATAAAATGTTAGGTTCTGTTAATTTAGAAGATCCATCTTCTATTAGCAAAAGAAGTGCAGCATTTTTAAGAGATTGGGCAAGTTTAGCATTTATGGGTAAAGTTGTTTTTTCTGCAGTAGTAGATGCAGCAAGACCAATAATGGTTAATGGTATTCATAGAACTTTTAAAGATGGTTTAGGACAATGGGCAGGTAACATGGCAGCATTTGGTAAAGCTGCAGAGAATGTAAAATACATGGGTGTTGCAGCAGAAGTTACATTAGGATCAGCAAGAAAAAGAATTATAGAAGATGTAGGATTAGTAGGTAGAGGTAAATCATTTATTGGTAGAGGATTTGATAAAATTGCAGATGTTGCAAATAATGCACAAGCACCTTTTTATTTTATAAATGGTCTTACTCCTTGGACTCAAATGATGAAAGAGTTTCAAGGTGTAGTATCTGCTCATAGATTTATAGAAGATTCAATTAAATGGTCTAAAGGTTCACTAGATGATTTTGGAAAACAAAGATTAATTGGTTATGGTATTGATGAAAAAACAGCTAACTTAATAGCAAAAATGCCATATGAAAATATGGATGGTTTATTTACAGCTAATGTTAGAAAGTGGGGAACTATTACAGGTGGACAACAAGCAGCAAGAAAATTTAGACAAGCATTATATGCAGATGTAAATAGAACTATTATTACACCACAAGTAACTGACCAGTTTAATATGATGCATGGTGTATTAAGAATTAATAATGAAAATACTGCAAAGTTTTTAGATAATCCTTTTTTTAAATTTTTAGGATATCAAAAGACAGCAAGAGGAGGAAAGTTTAGTAATTCATACATGGGATTACCTTTTCAATTTTTTTCATGGGCAGTAGCTGCTAATAGAAAATTAGTTATATCAGGTTTATCAGGCAGAGATCAAAATGCTATGGGTGGTGTATTAGCTATGGTAACATTTGGTATGTTAGGAGATTATCTAAAGAATCCTAGATACTGGGAACAAAAACCTTTAGAAGAAAAAATTATAAGAGGTGTAGAATTATCAGGTGTTGGTGGATTATTTACAGATGCTAATTTTATATTAGAAACTATTTCAGGTGGTTTGTTTGATAATGCAGTAGGATTAAGACCAACATTAGGATTAGATTTAAGATTTGGTAATCCTGATATGGCAGATGCTATAGGAGAATTTACTGGTGCTGGGCCAAGTATTATAGCTGATTTAGCATATGCTTTTGGAACAGATGCAGACTTTGATGAAAAAGCTGCAACCATAAGAAGAATAATTCCATTGAATACTTTATGGATTTGGGATAGAAAGTTTAAAGACTTATATAATTTTGGAGTGGATGAATTACTTAAATGACAATTAGTTTAAATACACCTAGAAATACATATACTGCTTCTGCAGGTCAAACTGATTTTACTATTGGTTTTGAATTTTTTGCAGTAGCAGATGTTAAAGCATATAAAAATGGAACTTTGCTTACTTACAATGCAAGTCCATCAACAAATTCGCAGTATAGTTTAGTAGGAACTGCATCTTCAAGTGATGACGCTTATGAGTTTGGTGGTGGAGGCACATTAAAGCTAGGTGGTGGTGGGGCAAGTGCTAATGATATAATCGTCATCATTAGAGATATTGCTATTACTAGAACTTCAGACTTTTCTAGTACAGGAACTTTAGATGTTAAATCTATAAATACACAACTAGACCAATTAACTGCAATTGTAGGAGATTTAAAAGGACAAACAGATAGATCAGTAAAATTATTAGATACTGATACTGTTTCTGCAACTGTAACTTTACCAGCTAAAGCATCAAGACAAGATAAATTATTATCTTTTGATTCAAATGGTAATTTAGAAACTACAACTTCATCTTCAGGTTTAGCTGTAATATCAGGACTATCTACAGAAATAACAGCATTAGGTGCAATATCTAGTGATCTTACAAACTTAAATAGTAATATATCTACACTTACAAATCTTAATAGTAATATATCAGCAATTACAACTGTTAATTCAAATTTAAGTTCTATTGCAACTAACAATTCAAATGCAACTAATATAAATACAGTAGCAGCAGCTAATACTAATATTACAAATGTTGCAAATGCATTAGGTAATATTAATCAAGTAGCTGGAAATCTTACTGGAGTTACAAGTTTTGCAGATATTTATCTTGGAGCAGCATCTTCAAATCCAACACAGGATGCAGATGGAAGTTCACTAGAAGATGGCGATCTTTATTTTAATACAACTTCTAATAATCTTCGTGTATATTCTACTGCTAGTGGATGGCAATCAGCAGGTTCAGTTACTAATGGTACTTCTGCTAGATTTACATTTACAGTTTCAGGTACACCTACAACAATTAGTGGTAATGATGATTCAGGAAATGCTCTTGCTTATGACGCTAATTTTATGGATGTTTATCTTAATGGCGTTAAGCAAATAAATGGAACAGATGTAACAATTACTTCAGGTAATAGTATTGTATTTGCTTCAGCTTTAACAAATGGAGATATAGTAGATTGTGTTGCTTTTGGTACATTCCAAGTAGCAAACATAAATGCTGGAACTGCAATTACATCAGGAACATTACCAATAGCTAGAGGTGGTACTGGTTTATCATCTGTATCAGGAAATGCAGATAAAGTATTAAAAGTAAATCCAGCAGGAAATGCGTTCATTTTAGGTCAAGCATCTTCTCCTGAAGTTTATGGCTTTAATATGTCATATATAGCATCAACTATTAACTACACAGTTTCTGTAACAAATAGTAAATTTGTTATTAT